ATGATCGTGATGGATTGGGTTCTGAAGAGAATTATTTCTGGAAAACAGCAAAAGAGAGGTCTGATTTTGGTGATGTAGGAGTTGGAAATACCGCAATTGATGGTTTAGGTTAAAAAGTAACAGATATAGTGTCTAAATAGAACAAATGTTCGTTTAGGCACTTTTTTGTGTCTAATTGGAGGTTCCCATGTCAGAAAAAATGCTACGAGAGATCGCAAACGACTCTTTAACTCCTAAAAAGAGTGATAAGACAAGTTCAAGTGACTTTTTTGAACGTCTTCGTGAAGAAGATGAAGACGGATTAGATTATGAAATTGAAAGTTACGAGGTTATTGCAGAATATCGTTAGAAAAGCCTGATAAATAAAATATAGTGCTAAAAACTTCTAATGCCAGCTCAAAGAGTTAGTAAAAGTTTCAAAGATGTTAGTATGTCATTCAAATTTAACCCTTTGAGTGGCGATTTGATTGCTTTGAAGAATGAAAACGCAATAGCGAGAGCTGTGCGTAATATTGTATTGACTACACCTGGTGAAAAGTTTTTTGATCCTGATTTTGGTTCAAGTGTTAGTGAAATATTATTTGAAAACGTTGACGAAATTACTGCCGTATCAATTGAAGATGAAATTAAGTCATCTTTAAAGAATTATGAACCTAGAGTTGAATTAATTGATGTAAATGTAGATGCTAACTTTGATGAGAATCAATTTGACGTATTAATCTCATATAGAATAGTTGGTATAGATATACCTCCATCACAATTAGAATTTGCCTTGCTTCCATCACGATAAATGTCACTTTTAAACTTTACTAGTCTGGATTTTGACCAGATTAAAGAAACACTTAAACAATATTTACAATCCAACTCGAATTTTACGGATTATGACTTCGAGGGATCGAACTTGTCAACAATTTTAGACGTTTTAGCATATAATACTTACATCACTTCATATAATGCCAATATGATCTCTAATGAGGTCTTTATTGACAGTGCAACACTAAGAGAAAACGTTGTTGCACTTGCTAGAAACATTGGATATGTGCCAAGATCGAAAAAAGCATCAACTGTAAGGATAAATTTCACTGTAGAACCAGGAATTACACCTCCACCAACAACAATTACCCTAAAAAAAGGCCCAGTCGTCTCTTCAAACGCATTTGGGGGTCAATCTTTCGTTTTTGGTCTTACAAAAGACGTTACGAAGACTGTAGTTGACGGAGTTGCATCATTTTTAGACATAGATGTTAAACAAGGCACTGTAATTGATCAAAAATTTCCATATTCTACAAATAATGTTAATCAAAGGTTTATTTTATCCAATGCAGGGATAGATTTAAGCACTTTAGAGGTAAATGTAAGACCAAGTTCGACTTCTTCGCTATTATCTAACTATGTAAGGCAAGATAGTCTCTTTGATGCAGTTACAGGAAGTTCAATAACCAAAGATTCGCTGATTTATTACATTCAAGAGATCGAAGATGAGCAATATGAGATCATTTTTGGTGATGGAATCTTTGGAAAAGCACTTGCAGACGGAAATATTGTTGAAGTTTCATATGTGATCTCAAATGGATCCGAGGCTAATGGTATTAGTAACCTATCTTTTAGTGGAAAATGCACTTATACACGAAATGCAGTCGAAAACACCATAACTAGTGGTATTTCACTTGTAACTGCTAATATACCCTCTAGTGGTGGAGACGAAATTGAGAGTGTTGACTCTGTTAAGAAGTTCGCACCGCAAATTTATAGCACTCAAAACCGTGCTTTGACCTCAAATGACTACGAAATCCTAATTCCTAACAAAATTTACCCAGAAACTGAGTCAATTTCGGTTTATGGTGGTGAAGAATTGGTTCCTCCGCAGTATGGAAAGGTTTTTATAAGTATAAAACCACGAACTGGTGACTTTGTGCCGAATGCAATCAAAGAAAATATTAAAAGAGACCTCAGAAAATACTCTGTAGCAGGAATTGTGCCCGAAATTCTCGATCTCAAGTATCTCTACCTTGAGACTGACAGTAAAGTTTACTATAATACGAGTCTTGCACCCAATGCATCGATGGTTTCATCAACAATTTTGAACAATATTAACAAATTAGCTGCATCTGCAGAGTTAAATAAGTATGGAGCAAGGTTCAAATACAGTAAATTCCTTAAAGTTATCGATCAAAGTCACGAATCTGTAACTTCAAACGTTACAACAGTCGAAATGAGACGAGATTTAAGGTTAGCTATTGATCAATTTGCAGAATATGCCATAGATTTTGGTAATCAGTTCCATATTTCGTCTATGGATGGGTTCAATATTCGCTCTAGTGCCTTTAAAGTATTAGATATTGCTAATAATGTCTACCTTTATGACCTTCCAAATGCTGATAGAACCACAGGAACACTTGGTTTATTTTCATTAGATGCACCAGGTTCAACAACTCCCTTAATTGAGAGGCAAAATGTGGGTGTTGTTAACTACAATACAGGTAGAATGACCCTCAACCCTATTAATATTGTTTCAGGTAAGACGAAAGATGGTCAACAAATCATGGAAATATCAGTTGTTCCTGAGTCAAATGACGTAATTGGATTGCAGGATCTTTATTTGCAACTAGATACTAGTAATGTGGAGATGATTGTTGATGAAATTGCGTCAGGTGCAGACCCATCAGGATCAACATATACAGTTACCTCAAGTTATACAGACAGAAAGATTGTAAGATAACACATGACCGATAAAAGAGTTCAAATTAATAAGGTTGTCAAAGAACAACTTCCTGCTTATGTGAAGGATGACAGCCCTTTAGTCGGTGAATTTTTAAGTGCGTATTATCAGGGGCAAGAATATCAAGGCGGCCCAATCGATATAATCAGTAATCTAGACTCTTATATAAAATTAAACAAATCAGGCACTCTAGTCGGTTTTACGACTCTCTCAAGTGCTGTTGGCCAATTTGATCAAACTATATCTGTAAAGGATACAACTGGATTTCCTGAGAATTATGGTTTATTAAAAATAGATGATGAGATAATAACATACACTGGATTAACAACAAACTCGTTTACAGGTTGTATTCGTGGATTTAGTGGTATTACATCATTCAGTAATCCTGATGAACCAGAGGAGTTTATATTTTCTACGTCTAAAGCAACCACTCATGCAGTTGGTATTGGAACAAGTGGTGGTCAAGTTGAAAATTTAAGCACATTATTTTTAAAAGAATTTTTAAAGAAGTCTAAAAAGCAATTTTTACCTGGTTTTCAAAAAGATTTAAACCCTGCATTAAATCAACCACAATTTATTCGTCATTCAAAAGACTTTTATAACTCTAGAGGAACTGACGAATCCTTTAAATTATTGTTCAAATCATTATATAATGAAGATGTAGATATTGTTAGACCTGCTGATTATGTAATTTCACCATCAGATGCAAACTATAGAAAAACTCGTGACATTATAGTTGAAGCATTATCTGGTGATCCTATGGATCTTGAGAACAGAACTCTCTTTCAAGACCCTATAGAGAATCTATCCAGAGCATATGGCCCTGTATCAATGGTTGAAAGAGTTAGAGTTGGTCTTTTAACGGAAACATATTATAAGGTTAGTATTGATGCATCATTTGGAACAGGAAGTTCTGATGAATTGTTATATGGTAATTTTGCAATTCATGCTAATTCTAAAAATGTTGGAACAGTTGGAGCAGCACAAACTTACATTGATGTTGATTCTACTATAGGTTTTCCTGACGAAGGAACTTTAACATTTAAATATGCAAACGGAACGACTGGAATTTGCACATATAGTAGCACTAATGTCACACAGTTTTTAGGTATAAGCACAACTGGTATTACTACTACTATTAAGGATGCTACAGCAATTAGACAGAATGCTTATGTTTATGCATCTGGGAGGGCAAACAGCACTGCAGGGGTCACTACAGACGGCATACGTTGCAGAATAACAGGTGTATTGAGTGACGTAGAACTTCCGAATACTTTTTATCAAAGACAGGGTGCAAAGATAAAATTAAAGTCTTTAGGAAAGATCGCTAAAGTAACTGATTTTAAATCAAATAACTGGATTTATAATGTTCAACCAAAATACGATGTAGACACTATTACACTACAGGATGCTTCAGGCCCAACCTATGAAGTTGTCACTAAAGATTTTCATCGAATAAGATTAAATGATACAATTACAGTTCAGACATCAACTGGGGATTTAGATGGTTCTTACACTGTTACTGATGTTTTAAGTAACGTTAAAATTAGAATGCAAGGATCTGCCATAAGTGATCTTACAGCAGTTCTTTCCATAAGAAAATTACTTACAAAACCAAATGCTGATGGAAGTAGTGTTAACGATAATCATCAACATTTAAACAACTATACTGCAAATACTCAAAACGTTTATATGCAGGAAGTTGGATATGCTCATACTCTTTCTAAACTTAAAAATTTAATTGCATCCAACTCTTTACCTTCTTATGGTTCAGATCATAAATTAAACCCAAGCACTCAAAAAATTAATTTATCTGGAACTTTTCAAGGTGGTCAAACAATAATTGGAATCACCACTGGTTCAAATGATCACAACTTCTTTAGTGGTGATGCTATTTACTATACACCACAAAAAAATGCTGCTGGTGGAATAGATAGTTTCTTGTTTAGCGAGGGATTGTATTTTGTTGAAAGAATAAACTTAAATGATATAAGACTAGCAAAATCTAGATCAAACTTATATGATGGCAACTTCCAGAAAGTATCAGAAACAACTGTTACAGTGGATATTGTGGATAATACTTTTGAAAAATATGAATTTCACAAAAAACAGATTTTACCTCAAAAACTGTTTAGAGAAATTGATATGCCAGTTTATGATGGTAAAGAATATCCAACTAGAATTGGATACAATGGTATTTTAATTAATGGTGTTGAAATATTAAGCTATAAGTCTCAAGACCTTTGTTACTATGGAGATATTAAGTCTATAGACGTTACAGGTGGTGGTAGAAAGTATGATGTTATAAATCCACCACAATTAGCAATTAATGATGGTGTAGGAGCAGGTGCTACTGGATTTGTAGCAACTAGAGGTAATCTACAGGAAATAAGAGTCTTAGATCCAGGCTTTGACTATGTTGATATTCCTAAAGTATCAATAAGTGGAGGAAATGGAAGTGGTGCTGTTGCAGAATGTAAAATGGTTACAGTTCCACATCAAGTAGTGTTTAACTCTGGTTCGGGATCTCAAACAGTTGCCATAACCACTACCATTGTTAAGAACTCTCTTGGAATTAATACAGAAGGTAACTATAACGTTGGATTTTTAACATATCATAAGTTTAGAAATTATGAAAGAGTTATATATGATACTCTTGGTGAAAAAGGTTTATCTGGATTAAGCACTGGTGCAATATACTATGTTAACACAGATGCTCCAGCTGGAATAACCACAATATCCACTTGGTTAGGTAATGATGGAACAACATGGTATCCTGAAAAAACACTTAGACTTCATAGAAACTTAGATGAAGCAGTTGCTGGTATTAACACTATCGCTTTTACTGCATTCGGTGAGGGAAACCATCAGTTTAGATCTTTAAATGGTAAATCACAAGTTGGTAGTATAAATGTATTAGATTCTGGAGAAGGATATGAAAATAAACTTAAAACATGTCAACCAACTGGTATTAATACCGCACTTAATATAATTACAATCAACAACCATGATTATAAGACAGGTGAGATTGTAACATATACTGCTGATCCTGATGGAACTGCCATAGGAGGCCTTTCGGATAGTAAAAAATATTATGTTTACGTTGTAGATGGTAATACTTTTAAATTATCAACTGTGGGTGTTGGAACAACTGCAAAAGACTTTTATCTCAAAACAAAACAATATGAAAACTTTACATCAATAGGAGTTGCAACTCATAGTTTTAACTATGATCCAATTATTGTAAAAGTTGAAGGTAAAATTGGAATTAGTTCAATAGAAGGTGACGATTTTCAATGTATTCCCCAACCTTTGTTTAGAGGTGAAGTAACATCTGTTCATTTAACAGATGGTGGAGTTGGATATGGTGCTTCTGAAATACTTAATTTCAATAGACAACCTAGAGTTGATCTATACACTGGTGTAAGTGGTGAATTATTACCTGTTGTTGCTAATGGTCAAATTATCGACGTAGCGATCAACAATAGAGGCCAATCATATAATACTCCTCCTAGTATTTCAGTTACAGGTATTGGAACTGGTGCAGAATTGGTTCCAGAGATAGTAAATGGTCAAATTAGAAATGTTAAGATAATTAAGGGTGGTATTGGATATGGTGCTTCTACAACGTCATTGAATGTTGAATCTGCTGGTGAATTTGCTATCTTTAATGTTAATCTTAAAACATGGCAAGTAAATGAAGTTAGAAAAAACTTTACTAATATAGATGATTCTGATGTATTCATAGAAAAACCAACACAGATTAGTCGTGAATTACAATGCTCACATGCTTATGTTCCAAGAGGTTTAAGAAAAGTAGTATATCAAAATAACTCTGACGGTGATCCTTTATATGGAAGTAGAGATTTAACTTTATCAAGTGGTGTAGAAGAAAATAAAACACAACACTCACCTATTATTGGATGGGCATATGATGGTCTTCCAATATATGGCCCTTATGGATATGAGAAAAGCACTGGTGGATCAGTAACTCAACTTAATTCGGGATATTCTATTGATTTAAAAACTAATAGACCTCCTACAAGTGTTTTCCCACAAGAATTTTTTATAGAAGACTTTACATGGAATAGCAATACTGATGAGAGTTATCTTGATGAGAACAACGGAAGATATGGTGTAACTCCTGAATATCCAAATGGAATTTATGCATACTTTGCGACATTAGAATCTTCACCAACTGATGATGCCACTGATCCATTTGATAACTTTAAGAAGCCTAAGTTTCCATATCTTTTAGGTGAAAACTTTGGTGCTCAACCAAATGAATTTAATTTCCTATCTAGAAGTAATCAGGATGTAATTAACCTCAACAAAACTAATTGGGTAAGAAATACTGAACCATATGAATTATTACAAGATAATAGTTCTTATGATTATGTAAGTCAGTCATACAAATATGTTACTCAAGAGGGATCAATTGTATATGCTTCAGAGGGGTCTGTAGAAAAGGTTGGTGTTGTAACTGGGGGAACATCTTATCAAGTAGGTGATAAACTTGTATTTGAAGAAAAAGTCGCTGAGAACTTTGAAACAGTCGGAAAAGTTTCAAAAGTGAAAGGGCCTGGTATTGGAACTATTGCGATTACTAGCACATTATTACAAAACATTCAGTTTTATCCTTCTGATGAAAAGGGTAGATTTGTTGGTATAGGTTCTACACCATTACAATTGCAAAATGGAGACCAAGTTTATGTTTCTGGAATGTCAACTACAAATTCTAGAATTGGTGGTAAAAGTTTTAATATCGGAATATCATCATCAAAACTAATAGTATCAAAAGCAATACCAAAAATAGCTGTTTCTGGATTAGTTACATTCTTCAGTGTTCAAGGTAATTTACCTTCACCAAATGCCAGTCTCAACAATCTCAATCTGAGAGAGAATGACATATTAAAAGTTGGTGTTGGAACTCAAATGGAAGAGGTTAAAATACTCAATGTTGATGCTGCAAATTCAAGAATAAGAGTATTAAGAAATCAAAATAATTTAAGTGATGCTGGGCCTGGAGTTGCTCATACAATTAGAACAACAATAGAAGAAGATCCTAGAAAATTTAAAATTGATGTAGGTTTCAATACTGATTTTAATAATAAAATTGATTTTGAATATTACTTCAACCCAGTAGAATCTGTTGGTGTTGGAACTACTGCTGGGCCTGGAATAGGAACAACTGCAACAATTTTAAATCCTGCTGGTGGCCCTAGTCAAGTGTTCTTACCCACTAGATCTATACGTTTGCCAAATCACAGATTTAAAACTGGAGATCAAGTAACTTATCATCGAAATACGGGTAATGCGATAGGTATTGCAACTAACCGTGCTAGAGCTAATTTGTTTAACGTAGCAGATCGTCTTAGAGAAGATGTTCCCTTATTTGTTGCAAGATTGAGTGATGATTTTATTGGATTATCAACAGTTAAAATCGGTCTAGGAACTGCAGGAGATGGCATTGATCCAGAAGATGTATTCACTGGTATTGGAGTTACTCTTAAACAACAAAGTTTAATGTATTTTACTGGTATTGGAACTGGTAAATATCATAGTTTGAGAAGAAGTTATAATGAAACTGTAAAAGGATCTATAGAGAAAAATTTAGTTACTGTATCCGCAGCCAGCAGTCATGGATTGACTAATAATGATAGAGTGTTCTTAAGTGTTAATGCAGGTATTGTTACAACAGTTCCTATTAAGTATAACAAGGCAAATAGAAAATTAATCGCTAGAGAATTAGATTTTGTATCTGCTGGTGTCAATACTTCAGGATCTATAACTGGTAATCAAAATACCATTACCATAGCAAAACATGAGATGTTCACTGGTCAGAGAGTGGTTCATACTGCAACCACACCTGTGGGTGGATTGACTCATGATAGAGAATATTTTGTATATGTTGTTGATAAAGATACTATTAAATTATGCGGTAGCAGATTCCAAACAAGACAAAGCAAACCTGTATTTGTTCCATTAGATGTATCACCAGTGGGTGCTGCGGGAACGTTAGGTCTTGTTAATCCTCCTTTAGAATTTTATAAAAATGGAACAATAACGTTTGATTTATCAGATTCATCTTTATCATTTATTAAAATTACAGATACATTACCAGCATTTGATTTAAAACTTTATACTGATTATAATTTTGTTCATGAATACACCTCAAATGAATTATCATCCACATTTAATGTAAGTAGAACTGGAACTGTTGGTGTTGATGGAAAACTTATATTGACATATAATCAAAACACTCCAAAAATACTTTACTATAATTTAGTTGCAAATACATCTTCAGATAATCCAGATATAAACAAAGAACTTGTATTAGATAGGGAAATTGATAGAAATAACACCCTAACATTTAGAGAAAGTCGTTATTCTGGTCAATTCAATATTCTTGCAAATTCTGATAACACATTTACATATGATTTAGATAGATTCCCTGAAGAGGATTCATACACAAGTTCAACGACAACTATATTAAGTTACGATACTACATCTAAGACTGCATATGGCCCTATAGCAGATGTTGCATTATCTGAAAAAGGAAAAGGATATACCAGATTACCTGGTGTTTCCACTGTTACCTCTGACACGGGATCTGGAGCTATTTTAGAAGCATCTAGTAGATCAATAGGTGTTCCACAAACAACGAAACTTGAAAGTATTGGTTTCGATTATCCATCAGACTTTACATTAAGACCACAATCAAAACTTCCTCAGATTATTAAGATATCAGCACTATCTGGCCTTAAATCTGTTGGTATTACTTCTTTTGGTAGAGGTTATAACCACCCACCACAATTAGTTCTCCTAGATGGTTTGACTAGAGCAAAAGACAACGATGTAGATCTAGCATATAATCTATCTACTCCAGATAGAGTAGGATTTGTAGATATTATTGAGAATACTTTTGGATTAAACAACGTTACTCCAACTATTGTTCCAGTCAATAATCCAAATGGAATTAGAGTAACAAATTTAGTATATGATGCATCATCAGATACTGTTGCAGCAACATTAAAAGTTGCTTATAGTTTTGCATCAGAGTTTCCTATAGAAGTTGGTGATAAAGTATTTGTTGAAAATGCAAGTGTTGGAGTTGGATCTACAGGTAAGGGATATAATTCTGATCAATATGATTATCGCACATTTGAAGTTACTCAAGTTCATCAAAATCTAGGTAACGTTGGTATTGTCACTTATAGTATGGGTGGAAACGTTCCGAGTGGTGAAGCACCTGGTAGTTTTGATAGTATTTTATCAGCAGCAGTGTTAGTAAGAGAAAGAGACTTCCCACAATTTAGTATTGAATTGCAACCTAACACATTTAACTCAAAAGAAACGTTAGTTTCAGAAACTAGTGTTGGCCCTGTTTCTGGTGTTGTTGCTGAATATGATCCAGCAAGTCAGTGGTTAACCGTAGAGGCTGCAAGTGACTTTGAAGTTGGTAAATTAATAGAATCCACAGTTACAGGTGCTAAAGGAACTGTATCTGATATAATTCTTACTTTTGATACCAATTTCTTAGTCGATTATTTCTCAATGGTCAACAATGGATGGGAATATGAAACAGGTTTCTTAAGTAATGTCTTACAGGTAACTCATGATAATGAATACTATCAAAGATTTGCATATGCAATTAAATCTAGAGTGTTCTTGGATAAATGGAAAGATATTGTTAATAATTTAACTCACACTGCAGGATTCCAAAAATTCAGTAATCTGCAAGTAGAATCTACTTTACCAGTTGCCAATAAAGCATCTATGGTTGTTGGAACTGCTGGAACTGTTACTGGTGTTATTGATTTAATAGGAAATGAGAGTTTACATGAAGTTAATAACTTTGATTTAGTTACAGAGAATCTAAAATCAAGATCTCCTATTGCTGGTAACTTATCTGATGAAATTACTTTCCAAAATCGTATTTTGATTGACTATGCAGAATCTGTTGGAAACAGAGTTGTTTCAATTGATGATATTAGTGGTGATTTTAATGATTTACCAAGAACAACAGCATTCTCTGAAGTAGGTAGATTTGATATCTCTGGTAATAAAGAAAACAGGTTTATGGTATATGTGAAAGATAGATTATTTGAAGGTGAAAGACAATTAATGATGGTTAACGCATTATTTGATCCAATTAGTGGTCAATCCATGATTAACCAATATGGTCAAGTAGATACTATAAGAGATCTTGGATCTATGGATTCTGCCGTTGATGGTAGTGAAGCTGTTCTTAGATTCTTCCCAACTAAGAGTGAGTTTAACAATTATAATGTAACAACACTTTCATACAACCTTAATGAACTTGGTCTTACAACTTCACTGACTGCTGGTATATCAACTAGCATAGGAGCAGGGTCAAATCCCGTAGGAGCACTTGTTCATATCGGTGCTGCCACAACACTAGGTGGATCTGCTCATGGTGGCGGTGAAGTCATTGTGGCCACCGTAGGAAGTGCAACCACAACAGGTCTTCCAAGTGCTGCTGGTAAAGCACCATTTGAGATGTTCTGCCCAAGATCTGCTAAAACAATCGTTGCAATCGCAACAAGTGAAGGAACAGTTGAATATAATGAATTAAGCATGGTTATGCATCAAAGCAACGTAGGTTTAGGATCTACTGTTGCGTTTGAACAGTATGGTCAGTTAACCATTCATAATAGAAGAGATAATCTTGCTGCAGAACCATTAGGAACATTTAGACCACATATAGTTGGTCTTGGAACTACCGCACAGATTCAAATTGGATTTACACCGAATGCTGGTATTAAGACTGCATTTATAAACTCGGTAACTATAGGAATATCATCTGAAACGTATACGGGAATAGGAACAGTAAAATTAAAAAATGCATCTTTAATTGCACAATCAACAACTATACCAGCCAGATCTGCACCATATCCTGTGGGTGTTGGTAGCTATGTTGAAGAATTTGATGCTGCGTATGCGATAGTTCAAGTTAAGGATACTACGAATGATAGATATGAGTTCTCAGAAATCATGATGGTTGACGATGACACTCGTGTATTCATGACAGAGTATGGAAATATTGTAACTGGAGCAGGTGTCAATGCAAACGCAACTGGTATAGGAACCATAGGTGGAAGAAGAGATGGATCAGATTGCTTTACAGAAATAACTTTTGTTCCAAATGCAAATACAGCTGTTGAAGTTAAAACATTTATACACGCACTTAAATCTATTGAGGGTTCAGATCCTAATGAAATAGAACTGCAATCTGGATCTATTCAAACTAAGTTTGATGTGTATGAAGGAACTTTCTTCGGATCTAAAACTAAGTTCCCAATATTAAATGAAACCAATCAAATATTCAAAAAAGACTTTGATGGATCTAGCACAGATATTGTAAATTTAACAAATAACACTATCAGTATTCCAAATCACTTCTTTGTAACTGGTGAGGAAGTTGAATATCGTGTAAAACAACCAATAGTAGGATGCACAACCACAGGTGTTGGAGCAACTACAGATCATATTGGTATTGCTGCTACACCATCTACCTCTCCTGCAAGTGTAACTTATCTTCCAGATTCAGTCTTTGTTATAAAAGTTAGTGATACTTTAATTAAACTTGCATCAACCGCAGAAAATGCGTTGAAATCTATTGCACTTCCATTGGATCTTACTTCAGTTGGTATTGGAACATCACATAGTTTAATAAGTAAAAATGAAAATACAAGAGCATTAATATCAATTGATAATATTATTCAGAGCCCCATCGTAGGAACTGGTGTTACTACATCTCTTGGAGTTAGTTTTGTTCAGAGTGAAACTATCATGTTCACTTCGGGTATAACGTCATTCTTTAGTGGAGATGTTATAAAGGTCAATGATGAAATGATGAAGATAATTGCAGTTGAGAATGCAGGTATTAGTAGTGCTATTAGAGTTCATCGAAATTGGATGGGAACTAAACTCGCTGCACATGCTAATCATGATGTTGTTGAAAAAATGACTGGTAACTACAACATAGTTGATAATACACTCAACTTTGCTGCAGCACCAAAAGGAGGTAGACCTATAAGTGTTGGAAGCACTGGTCTTCCATCTAGTGATAGAGATTTTACTGGCATAACAACCACATCAAGTTTCAGTGGTAGAATCTTTAACAGATCTGGTATTAAGGGTGGTAACTTTGATGCGTATAGTAGAAACTATGCTATCGATGATATATCAAGATCATTTGATGGTCAAAGAGAAGTGTTTACCCTAAAACAAAATAAAACAAATGTAACTGGTATCGCTACAAACCTTGGTATTGTAATGGTAAATGGAATATTACAAGGTGCTGGTCAGTTAAATGATTATCAATTATCAGAAGTTTCTGGAATTACATCTATAACATTTACAGGAACCGCTTCATCTATTGCTAATGATGTTAACACTGCAACTGTTCCTACTGGTGGCATTATCGTATCAGTTGCATCAAGTGAAGGATTGGGATATCAACCATTAGTATCTGCTGGTGCAACGATTCGTTTTGCCTCCTCTGGTATTGTTACAGCAGTCAGTATTGGTAACAGTGGATCTGGTTATAGAGTAAATCCAGGCTATGCTGGTTTATCATCAACAAGTTCAATTGGTGGTGTTGGAATAGCAACTGAGATTAGAGTTGGTGTTGCCTTTACAACTTCTACAGGAACACCTAATATTCAATTTATTGGAACTGCTGCAGTTACGAATGGCCGTGTTGTGAGCATTGCGATCACACAAACTGACCCTGTTCCTGGCTTTACTGGCGTTGGTTCATCTACATTTGAAGCAATTATAGATGCACCATTACCATATCAAGATATACCTCTTTGGTATGATAATGATGCAACACCTGGTGTTGGTGGATCTCAGGCAAGAGCAAATATAACCGTTGGTGTTGCTACTACTGGTGGTCGTGTAATTGACTTTGAAATTACTAACACAGGATTTGGATATGGTGAGTCTCAGGTATTAACTGTTCCTACATTTGCAACTGCACCTGGTGAATCATATGCTGTTCCTGTAGAGCAAGTTCCTTTCAGACCTTTCCAATTAACACTACAAAAAGTTCATCATGATGAATTCAATATGTGGACAATGGGTGAATTACAGGCTCTTGATGATTTTTCAAATCTATTCAATGGGTCTAGGAAAGCATTCCCACTCACAGTTGGTGGTGAGGCATTTGCTATACAAGCAAGAACTGGTTCAAATATAGTTGTGCAGAATACTATCATCTTAACCATAAATGATGTGTTACAAGTGCCTGGTGAAGGTTATACATTTAACGGTGGTAGTTCAATAACAATGAGTGAAGCACCGAATCCTGATGATGTAATGAGAATATTCTTCTACAGAGGAACTGGTGGTGAAGACGTAAAAGATAGAGATATTGTAGAGACAGTTAAAGTTGGTGATGACTTGCAAGTTGGATTTGCT